GTATATAGACACTGGATCTTTTGCTTTAAATCGAATTGTTTCTGGTGATTACCGTAAAGGTATTCCAGTTGGACGTATAACTGCATTAGCGGGGGAACCATCTACTGGTAAATCATATATTTGTGCAAGAATTATAAAAAATGCTATCAAGGATGGCTTCTTTGTTTATCTTATTGATACTGAAAATGCTTATGATGAAGATAAGCTTAAAAACGATGGGATTGATACAGAGCAAATTTTCTTTGAACGTGAAGCAGGAACAATTACTGATGTAAAGAATATTTGTATTCCTAGAATTAGAGCTATTAAAGCAGAAGCTCCTGATGCTAAGATATTAGTTGTTATTGACTCTTTAGCTGCTCTTGCCACTGAAAAGCAACTTGTTGATGATATTGATAATAATAAGGTAGGTCATGACCAAGGTATGAAAGCCAAGGATATGAAACTTCTTGCTACAGTGTTAGGTCAAGAAACTATTAGAAATAAATTAACTGTTGTTGTTACTAACCATATTTACTTGAAACCAGGCGCAAATCCATCTATACCTCCTGAACAATGCTTTACTGGTGGGTCTGGTTTCGTGTATTGGAGTAGTGTTATTGTTTATCTTGCTAAGAAGCAAGAAAAAGAAGATTATGAAGATGCTAAAAAGACTGATTTCTCTGAAAAGGCTAAGATTGTTAGACCTAAAGGTATGTTCATATTCGCTACAACTAAAAAGAATAGATTTATTCCAGAAGGACATCTTGCTGAAATTTATATAAACTTTGAAAGAGGTTTAAGTAAATTTTATGGAATTGCCGAAGATGCTGTTGAGTTTGGATATATTGAAAAGGTTCATGGTGGAGCACTTATAAAAGCAACTGGTAAAAAAGTTAAAACAGCAGAAATTTATAAAAGCGAAAACTGGACCTTTTTTGATGAATTAGCTGATAAAGTTTACAATAAGTTGAAGTTTAAACCAACTCAACAATTAGAAGATGAGTTAATAAACTTGCCTTCTGAAATAAAAGACGATGAATAATTAGAACACAAAATATATCATTGCAAACTCCTTATGTTAACGTATAATACATATATAAGGAGTTTGAAATTTTATGGGTTCAAAGAATAAGACTGAATTATACATATTAAAAGGCTTTCTAAAATATATTGACTTTACTGCTAAGTTCTTGGATAAAGCAAATAAAGATTTTTTTTCACCGGAAATTCAGCCTTCTATATTAGCTTTAAAAAAGTATTACAATAAATATAACAAATTACCATCCATTGAACAAATGTGTGATAATTTTTTACCACAGATATGTAAGGATGATAATTTAAGAGAAATGGCAGAACAAGCCATTCAAGATGCTATAGCCATTTCATTTGATCAAAAAGATTATGAAGAACATTATGAGTGGTTAATATCTGAAACAAAAGAATTTATACTTGAAAAGAATATTGAACTTGCCTTAATGGAATCGGTTGAGTTGCTTCAATCAGGTAAAAAATATGATGCTGTAAAAAGAATCATTGATGCTAATAATATGAATTTTGATGAAGATATTGGTGTTGATTATATGGGTGATTTAGAAAAAAGAATAAATCAACTTAAAGAAAAGAAAAATGTTACATCAAGTGGTATTAAAGCATTAGATGTTTTATTAAATGGTGGTTTTTATCAAAAGACATTAACTATTTTTGGTGCTGGTACTAACGTAGGTAAAACAGTTATTTTAGGGGCTATTGCCGCTAATTTAATTCAACAAGGTAAAAATGGACTTTATATTACTTTGGAAATCAACGACTATGCATTAGCTAATAGAATTGATGCAAATATCGGTGATATCAATGTTAATGATTTAACTACAAATACTGAGCAATTAAAAAATACTCTTTATAATAAGTATAAAGATGCCGAAGAAAATGGAACTCCTATTGGTAGATTAATTATTAAAGAGTATCCACCTGCTACGATTAATGCTCAAACCATTTTAGCTCTTGTTCGTGAATTAGAAATGAAACGTGGTGGATTTAAACCAGACTTTATTTGTGTTGACTATATTGGTTTAATGATTCCAAATGGTAAAGGTTTTTCTGATAATACATACGGTAAACTTAAAACAGTTACAGAAGAATTAAGAAGTATTGCTTCAATTTTAAATATTTGTGCTTTTAGTGCTGTACAGACAAATAGAGAAAGTTATAAATCAGAAAAAGTTGGATTAGAAAATACAAGTGACTCTATGGGTATTCCAATGGGTGCTGATTTAATGATCATGGTAACTAGAAATGAAGAATTAGATATTGCTAAAAAAATGTATTGGTATATCGCTAAAAGTCGTCAATCCCAGAATAATGTTGGTTTACAAGTTAAAGTTGATTTCCCAAAAATGCGTATCAGTGACTGTGATGAATATGTAGTTGATAATAAAAAGTTGGCTCAAGCTATAAGTCTATGTGATACCATAGCATCCGAGAAAAAAGACCCATCCAAACCAAGTGGATTTAACTCTGCTTTTGGTGATAAAAAAATAAAAATATAACATAATAAAGGAAACCCAATGCGTACACCCAAAGTAGATCAATTAACTCTAGAACAACTATCTAAAAAGTTTAATACGAGTATAAGCGATATAAATAAAACTATTAACATAGCCTATAATAAAATGGTACATGAGTATGTTTTTACTCATAAACAAGATATTTGGGATGTTGTTATGTTTTTAAAGGAACACTTTAAAATCTCTGAAAAAGAAGCTGTTGACAAGTTAAACGAAGAACATATGATTTTACTAACTCAATCAGCAAAAAATAAAATAAATAATTAAGAAAAAATTTAACATATTGTGATATAATCACAGAGCCATATAATATAATTATGGTGTAAACGAACAAGCAACCACGAAAGGAAAACGCTATGTCAAACGTAAATTACTCAAACTTCTCCTCGAATGTAGAGGAACTCCGCAAAAAGCTAAAAGCAACTCAAGATGAGAAAGAAGCTAAAGCTGCAAATAAGACTAACACGACATTTGTAGATAATAAGTTTCATCCAGAAATAGTTGGTCCAAAAGCTACTTATGTCTTAAGAATCTTACCAAATATGTTACGAGATGAAGGTTTGTCAGAACCTTGGGTTAAGACATTTGTTCACATCTTCCCTAACCCACAAGGAGTTAAGAAATTTGCTCTTTGTCCAAAAACTTTAGATGATAAAGCACCATGTCCTATGTGTGAAAAAGCTAAGGCTTTATTCGTTAAAGTTAATGATAAGACTGCATCAAGGGTTGAGGAAGATACTGCTCGTAGATTCTATAAGAAACCACGTTATTTTGTCAATGTTGAGGTACTTGAAGATCCACGCAAGGGTGAAAAGAATCAAACTGGTCAAGTTCTTGCATGGGAAATTGGTCCTCAAATTTTTGATCGCTTTAACGAGTCACTTGTTGATCGTAAAATGGATTTCTATCACCCAACTAAAGGTAATAACTTCTCATTGGTTATTAAACAAAAAGGTGAACATCCTAACTATGAATCAAGTTTCTTTGATACAACAGTAACTCCAATTAATGCTGATGAATCAAAAATTGAAGCTGTTCTTAAGAAGTGCCATAATCTTGAAAAGATTGCTTTAGGTCGTGGTGCAAGACCTTATGAAGAACTTCAATTACTTATGGAAGGTAAAGACATTCCTAAGCAAGAAAGAACTTGGGATTCACAAAGTGGTGTAACTGAATCTAGACCCATGAATCGCCCTCAATTAAATGAAAACATTGATATTGATGATAAGCCAGTTAATGATAAAAACATTGTTAAATCAACTTCTAGTGCCCATGCCGCACCAGCCGTTGCTGAAAGTGATGCTGATATATTGGCCCAATTGGATGAACTCGGTAGTGAATTGAAGTAACACTAAAAGTTACTTAAGTTATGAAAAGGGACAGTAGTAAAATACTGTCCCTTTTTTGTTATAATAATTTAGGAGATTATATGAACAAAGGACTAATTTTAACTGGTACTGCTGGATTTATCGGAATCAATCTTCTTTTAGAAATGAATGTAAACTTTTTAAAGAAATTTGATGTAGTTTATAGTATTGATAAATTAGGATATGCATCAGTTTATAATAAAGAAATATATGAAGAAATATGTGCTGGTCATAATATTAAGAAAATTGACTGTAATATTAAAGATTTAAGTAGTGTTATGAAATTTTCTAAAGAATATGAATGGATAGTCATTAATTTAGCATCTAATAGTCATGTTGATAATAGCATTAAAACACCATGTACTTTATATGAAGAAAACGTTATAATTCCATCCAGTTTATTAAATGCTTTTGATGATATAAAGTCTATTAAGAGATTCTATCAAATATCAACCGATGAAGTCTATGGTGATCTTCCATTTAATAGCAGAGAAAAATTCTGGTTTAGTCCAGATAGTCCATTACATCCAAACAATCCATATTCAGCTTCTAAAGCTGCTCAAGATTGCTTTTTACAATCAATGAAGCATACCTTTGGTCTTCCAGTATCTATTATTAGAATGGCAAATCAATTTGGTAACTTTCAGCATCCAGAAAAAATGTTTCCTATTAGCTGCTTACGAGCATTTAAAGGAGAAACTATTAAAGTTTATGGTAACGGTCATAATATGAGACAATGGACTCCAGTCCTAGTAACTGTTCAGATCATACTTGAAAAAGTCGAAAAGGAAGAACAATTTGATATTTTACATATTGCTAAAAAAGGTGGTCTTTTAAGTAACTTAGAACTTGCTAAAATTATGTCCCGTACTATTTACGCAGCAACTGGAATTGAATCAAATATTGAGTTTGTAGAAGATCGAAAAGGTCATGATCAGATGTATGCTTTAAAAACCACCAAAGAAATAGATGCTTATTTTAATGATATATCTATTGATCAAGTCATAACTAACACTTGTGAATTTTACTACATGAAAAGAGATGATTTTGTATGAACACAGTATCTCACATAGAATTACATAATATTTGGGATGGAAAAGTAATTGTTGATGAAATAAAACAATTTGCTGATAATAGGGGAATGGTATCTGAAATCTATAGACAAGATGATACTAAAACTATTGATTCATCTGATCCAAATAATATCATTGCCCCTAAAATGGCTTATTGGTCTATAACAAATCCATTGATTATGAGAGGTAATCATCAACATGCAAATCAAACGGATTTCTTTGTAAGTTGGTTTAATAGAATGGTTTATCAATTATTTAACCCAGACACTAAAGAATTTTTTCATTTTATTACAGAACCAAATAAAGTTTATAGAGTTAAAGTTGCCCCTCCCATTATCCATAGTTATAGAAACCTTGATTTTAAACCATCAACAACTGGTAATTTTCCAACCTCGCTTTTTATGGGAGAAAATAAAACTAGTCCTATTGATGAGGTTCGGCTTGAACATATAACTGAACATAAGCATACTTATGTTGTTTTAGGCGCAAATGGTAGATTAGGTAAATCATGTGTTAAAAAGTTATATGAGAAAATAGGATATTTTAAATATAACGTCATTCCTGTTTATGAAAAGATTAAAAATATAAATGATTTAAATAACGTCATAGATACTATTTCTAAAGTTGTGTATGAAGATGTTACTATTATTAATTGTATTGGTTTACTTAATCTTCCAAAGACACATGATTCAATAAAAGATATGCCTTGGGTTAATAGTGAATTGCCTAATAAAATATCAGAAGAATGCGCCCATAGATCATGGAAATTTATTCATTTTTCATCGGATTATGTTTTACAATCTAATAATGTAACAGACGATACTCCAGCATATACCAAATCAAAAATATTAGCTGAGACATATATAAAGAATAACTCACAGAACATTTCAACAACAATCATTAGAGTTGCTAATTTATTTTCAGAAAATATAACAGATAATGATAATCTAATTGTAAAATTTATTAATAGAATAAAAAATAATGAAGTTATAAACATTGATAAAAATATACATATTTCACCAACAAACGTGGAAGATATAGCAGATGTTTTAGTTGAAAATATGTTAAAAAATCAAAAAGAATTTACTTATAAAGATGGATTAAAGATCATAAATATTATTCCTCCAAAATATTATACTTTAAAATATTTTTTAACTAATATCTATAATTATTCTAATTTTATAGAAATAGAATCTGATAAAGTATCGTGGCATACTGAATTCTTTAATAAATTTCCTAATTTTTACACAAAAGATCCTATTGAATCTATTAAAAGAATCATAAATATTAGAAAATAACATGCTTGTATACTCTAAAGATATAGGTATAATTATTCCATAGGAGTAATTATGACAACTATTTTAAGTGGATCTCTTAATAAAGAAAAGACAGAAGCATTTACCACAGCCCTCAAAGATATTTTAACTCTTGGGATATTGAAGATTATATTAGAATTTTCAGCATCTGATAAGAAAATAAGTATCAATGCGGTGAATGATAACAATACTGTTATGGCTAAAATAAATTTTGATCCTTGTCTTTTAGATGGGTTTGAAATAAAAAATGATTTTTCTTATGGAATCTATAATTTAGATGAATTTATCGGATTACTTTCAATTTTTGAAAATGGATGTGATATAAAAATGAGTGAAGAAAGTTTAGGATTATCTTTTGAAAATAATGCATTAGATTATTTAGGATCTGAATTAAAGAAAATTAAGGTCGGCCCTGGGGCATTCTCTATTGATGTGTTTTCATCTGTTTTTGATTGGGATAGTAAGAAATATAACTCTCTTATTAGAGCAATGAATAAAATGCCACAACAATTTGTTTTTATTAAAGGAATAGAGAAGAAATCGGAAATTGAACTACTTATATCTGAAAATGGAGTTCGTAGTAACTCGTTTGGAATAACAATTCCTTGTACTGGTGTTATTGAAAAGAATTTTAAACACTTCTTATCAAAGGAGTCACTTACACAAGCATTTAATACATCCATTAAAACCTTTAATGCTAAAATCTGTGATATTTGTCTTGTGTTAATCGGATCATCTTCATTATACAACGTGCAATACTTTATTGCTAACTCGGAAGGATAATATGCGCCAAATTAGAGAAACACCTTGGGTTGAAAAATATAAGCCAGTTAAATTAGAAGATGTTGTAACTGATCCAAATATATTAATTAAATTTAAAGAAATTATAGAAACCAAGAAATTACCACATCTTTTATTTTGTGGTAAAGCTGGTATTGGTAAGACAACATGTGCTCGTATTATTGCTGAATCAATATCATCAGATGTTCTTTATATAAACGCTTCTGATGAACGATCAATTGAAGTTATTAGAAACAAAGTTAAAGGTTTTTGCTCAACTATATCATTTTCAACGAATATTAAAATTATTATTTTAGATGAATTTGATGGTATGACTTCCCAAGCTATGGATAGCCTTCGTAATGTAATGGAGGAATTTATAGATAATTGTGCTTTTATTTTAACTTGTAACTATGAGCGAAAAATTATTGAACCTATTAAATCTCGTTGTCAAACATTTAACTTTCAATCAGAAGATCAAAAGACTCTTATTGTTAATATTATTAAACGATGTGCTTTTATATTAAAATCAGAGGGTGTGACTGCCCCTAATTTAAAAGATGATCTAATAAAACTAGTTAAAAAGTATTTTCCTGATATTCGTCGTGTGATAAACATGATGCAAAAAATGACAGTTAATAATCAGTTTGTATATATTGATACCCAAGATGAATCTTATGGATTAGCTGATAAATTAATTCAATATATAAAAGAATTTGATATAAAATCTATTAGAAAAGACATTCTTACTCAAAATGTTGATTATGAGGGACTTTATGCAATGTTATTTGATAAATCTGGTCAAATATCAGAAGATAAACAATTACATATTATGATGATCATAGGAGAATATGAATATAGACATTCATTAGCAGTTAATCCAGAAATTCAGTTTGTCACTTGTTTAATAAACATATGTCGAGAGATTTCATAATAAATGTTAAAAGACTTTTTTAAAATATTATTTGGAAGTAAAAAAAAACTTGAGGTGATA